AATGCACTTGGATTAGGCATTGGATCGTAACGCCCAGACATAATCTCGTTGATATACATTTTTGCCATACGTCTTGCAGTATCTATACTGTTAGGATCTGTTTTTGTATCAATTAGCAAGTGCTGTAAAACATTTTCAAAAGCAGGAATCGCTTCTTCAATTAATTGTTGTTTATCACCTTCTTCTAATACTTCGCTAATGTTGTCATTAGCCCAATACCTAAGGCCCGCTTCTTCTAAGCGTTTTTGTATTTCTTTTACTTTTTCCATTCAATTTCTCCGATGTTAAGGCAGTGGATTGCCAAATATTAATACTATTGTAACTTCTCTAGTAGACTTTTGCAACTGAAATATTTTTCATTTAATACATCTACCTGTTTATTTAGGCTAGGAAGAAACTTTTTGTAATTTTCTATGTAGTCAATTACACGTTCTTTCAAAGCCTCTCGATTGGACATATATCTATTCCAATCTATTGTCCATTCACTAGGATATTTGAATGGTAATAATCCCATTTCAGTATAGCTCAATCTATCCGGAACCATAGGCAATGCTCCAACAACACCGCCTTCGTACCAGCTAATACCAAGTGTTTCTTGCAAGTTAGCACTAAACACAAGTTTCGCTTCACCCAGTAAATTATGATATTCATTCTTGCTTAACTGTCTATCTTGACAAACTACCCATTCATATTGTGGAAGTTGATCAGCAAGATCACGGAATATTTCAACTTGCTTTTCTGGAGCAATTCTATGAGGGAACAGAATTAAATCACGCTTCGTCATGCCTTTGTACATAGTTAAAGTATTATCCATGTATTCAAATGGCCAACCAGTTCTTACAACTCTAGATCTATCTAAATCTGGAAATGATTCAAAGAACATATCTATGTGAAACTCTGTTGCAAAATAATTATGATCATAACATTCAAACATGCTACGCTCTGCATTTCTAACCCAAGGTTTATCACCTATAAGTCTACCTAAAAAATCTTGTGGATCATAACTACCAGCATGCCACATACCACCAATGAGAATGTCAACACCCAATAGCTCTGCCATGTAGCGTAATTGTACCACTGTAGGATTCCAGGCATCAGTGTACAGAAAATAATCGCCGTCCTTAACTTCTCCATTACAAAATGCCTCTGCAATCTGCTCTAGTTGTTTACTTTTATAGACGTTGGTTCCGCCAAAGTTGAGAAACGCCCCAGGTGTTGTAGCCTGAGGCGTATCTCCTCCGTTAACTACATGAACATCGTGACCGTTGGCTTTCAACAGTTTAGGAAATTCAGTTTTCCACTGTTTAGTGTAACGTGTTTCTACTGCTTCTAAGTCAACAAGCCAAATTTTCATCTAGTTCCTCCGTTTGTTAAATTTGTTTCGAAAAGCCTTCTTGTAGTTGTTGCGATTTTCGAAAGCTCTCCAAGAGCGACTCTCTTTTTTATAGAGATCTTTTTCATTAAACTTAAAGCCGTTGTAACGACAAAAGTCTCTGAAAGAGTCGAGATCGTTGAAGATCTTAACCACCTCAGGGCGGTCTTGCCAGTAACCCATTTTAGGTCTCCTTTAATAACTAGCATACTCAATGTGGGCACCGTTCTCTCCGTCTTCGGAGACATCGATGTGGACTTCACGTCCAGGATATTTGTCTGTAATCTGATGCCATAAATCATCTGCCATCATTTCACAGGATTTGTAATCTAATTCTAATGTTTTTTCTGCGTATAGTTTCTCCATCCAACGTTTAAACTGAATAAATTCAATATCTCTGTCGTTGTGTGTAACAGTGATACCTACTTTAAAGTGGAATATGTGTCTATGTGGATAACCCAAAAAACTAACATCATATTCGTCTCCTGTAGCGAGATTAGGATCATCTAATGCCGCAGGATATTTGTGGATACCTTCTTTTCTAAAGGTTACCCAAATCATTCGCTTTGCTTTTTGCAATGCGTTTTCTTTGCCTTGTTTCATATTTTCTTCTCTCATTCTACGCCCCATGTAGTCGTAATAACGTTCTTGTGTCATTATAGCACCCTTTAAATCTAGTGTCAATCATTATCTACGATATCATCATTTTCATATTCACGCCAAGGTGTGAACTTTGAGCGATCCATTAAATCATGTATGCTGTGTGTCCAAACACCTGGATTTGTTGCTTTAAAATCTTTGTCATCAATTTTAATTGTAGCATTGTACCCAAACTGTTCAATGTAAGGAATGGGTACACGCAGTTGCGGAATAAAATTATCATACTCGATTAAAGAACTTTCAAGTATATCTTCTGCATTTGCAATTGGAATGTCCAAAGTACAACAAATATCATCATCTAGGAATGGTTGGATCATATTCTCCCAGTTTTCATAATCCGAATCTTGGCTCGGTTGAAAACTGTGATTTGCACCAAAGAAGATATGTTCACAATCGTTCTTTGAATACTGCCCGGTAATTTCATCGATATCTTGAAGTCCTGTTACGAACAATGTTTTCCTACCGTATGCAGGAGTGTGTTCTACTTCAATACCAACAAAATATGTTGCATCACTGCTTGTACCTTGCTTGTATGATCTTTTCATTTTATCACCTATTGAGTTTGTCTGTTACCAAAGTAGTGCGTAAATGCACCTTTGACATTATTAAAGATTCCAACAATTTGTTCTTTATTATTTGCAAGTTGGTCTTTACCCTGTTGCCAACTATCTTTTTGATATTGTACAGTATCGTTATACTCTTGAATAACAAACTGTGATACCTTACTGTTGATTGCAAAAGATTTTGCACTTTCAACACCGTTGATAATTGGATTATCATTTGCCTGTGCTGCTGTTGCAAACATAATTGCTGCAACGATTGTTACTAGTTTTTTCATTTATGCCTCCGTTAGTTCACTTTCTAGTTTATCTAGTTCAGTGTCTTCCCTGTCGTCAGTCCATGGAGTTTCTTCATTACCCTCATCATCAACTTCAACGAACAACGAATTCGAAATGTTTGTAACACCCCCTCGTAATCTTGCACCTTCTAAGTTTTTAAGGAAACTGTCTGCTTCTTTAATCATTGCAAACGCTGCCTCTTTAGTAGGTTGCTCGAACAATTCTTCAACGAAACGATCGAAGTACAAAATGTTACGTGGTACCCATTCAGAATATTCATCACTCTTATCTGCGTCTTTAACTTTACGCCACTGTCTCCAGTCTGGTCTTGTTTTCTTAATTTCAATATCAGTAAGTTGATTAGCACGTTGTACTGCTACAATATGACAATAAACATTGTGTGCCATCATTAATGCATAACCAAAACTGTCCCAACTAGTTTTACCTTCTTTACCAATCTTGTTCAACATGCCTGGAGCATAATGACAAATGTCAGCAATAGATAAACGTCTACCAATTTCACTTTCGAATGGAAATGGAATGTCCCACTGTTTTGCAAGTGCTTTGTTATCCGGAGCCTTGTCCATAATCACTGACCAACGCTTTGCTGTGTGTTGTGCATTTGTATACACAAGTCCGTGTGCAGTTGCAATAAATGGACTAGCACAATCAAAACTAACTGTAAAGTTCTCGTTGACGTGTTTACGTACTTGTCTTTGAATACTAGTTAAGTAACATGACCAATCAAGTTGTGCAGTACCTAAGAAGTGCATCCAGTCCTTGCCTTCTAACATACCATCAAATTTCAAAGTCATTAATCTACGTAATGTAATAGGCATCTTGCACATATTAGCACCACCCATTGCCCAGCCTTCACATGCCTTATCTCCCCAAACGTTTGGATCGGAGAACTCTTTAACACCTTCGTACCACTTCTCAGCAGTATCCCAGTCTGATCCTTGTAAAACGTTTAGGAACTTAGTAGCACCAAGTCTACGTTCTAACCAATACTTGTTATTGTAACGTGTCTTGTCTAAGCAATCTTCAAAACTTTTAAGTCCTGTTTTAGGTGAATGAATATGGTCACAAGCCCAAGTCGGAACATCAAGTAGCATTGACCAATCCGCTGTAAGCTCTAACCAGTTAAGAATATCATCACGTGTTTTGTTTGCGGCTGCGCCTTCAAAGTTTAACCAATCAAATTTAAGAACACCTTTACCAACCTGATAACCACCTGAGTCACCTAGTATCATAGTATTGTTTCTGTCACGTTCTTGTACCATGGCATCTTGTACCATAGTCTTTTCTAAGTTTAATTGTGCGTGACCTGCTGAATACAATCCATATTTGTATGTAAAGTATCCTGCATCTGCATTAAGGAAGTTCATACCTTCGATACCACGATCAAATCCTTTAGGAATACGATCGTTTGGAACAAACTCTCCTTGCCTTTGTTTAGCAATATATGTGCTAAAGAAAGAACTAATTGCTGGTAGATACACAGCATAGTCCTTTTGTAATGGTGTTAAGTTGACTGGTTTCATAATATTATTTAGGCCGCCTGTGCTGGAATGATATATTTGTATGAAGCAAGTCCGCTGTCTAATTCAATTTGAATAGCACCTTCGTTGCTCAAGCTCATCTTAGTGTTGTTAACATCTGCAATTTTTAAGATTGCAAGTACACTTGCTACAGGCCATGTCCAGCCTCTATCCAACGTACCTTCGACATCTTGTGCAAATACAAACTCACCACCATGTGATGAAGCATCTCCAAAGATAAACTTCAAGTTGTTACTGTCAGTCTTTGCTAAGAATGTAGGATGTTCGCTGTTAGCGCCTGCTTGGAAATTAAAACGTTGTACTGCTGGAAGTGAAGGACTTACTTCTACGTCCCAGTTAACACCTCTAAATTTAACAGTTTTCATTTTTTCATTAATGATTTCTGTAAGCATAAATTGATAAGTGTTTTTAAAGTCGCCATCTTTGTTTACAAATTCTAATCCTGTAGGAATAGTATTGCCGTTACGTTCACCTGACTTTACAGTAATTACAGCATCTTTCTGATACTCACTGCCGTCAAGCAAATATTTTAGTTTTTGTAATTGTGGCATACCAAACACACCAATCATATCTGGATATGGATTATGTGTAGTTGCTTCCATAATAACTGATCTGTCATCAGCCATTGAAAACATAGTAGTAGATCCTTCTTCACCTGTAATTTTTACAGTTGTAAGAAAGCCTAAGTTTTGTGTATGTTCCACAATATCTTTTAGAATGTCTTTCATTATAGAGTTCTCCATTTGTTAATATACATTATATTTAGGTTTTTGTTTAATTGCAAGAATTTTTTTCACCAATTTACTCAAAATCAAACAATTTGTTAAAGTTGTTATCACTTCTTGTAGAGCTGATATCCCACTCCAACACGCCAATAAGGTTACCCAACTTCTCATCAATCACTGAATTTTCCATTTCAGCATCGTTGAATGGAAGTTTTTTGAACCATTCTGGCAAACGTAATTCATCTACAGGATATGCAACACTTGTAAATCCCATAGGGTTATCTTTAACTTTACAAACAATTACTTTCGCACCATCTGTAATAGTCATTGAATACTTGTCATCTTCCATACGCTTTAGCGTATTCCAATTAATACTTGCTCGAACGTGTCCGGGCATGTTCGCTTTGCCTTGTTTCTTTTCTTTGTTTCCGTACTCTGTAATTTTATTTGCACGTTTAGGCGAACCTTTTTCCCAGCCAGGCCTTGTCTTAAATTCAGTTCTAAATTCTGTAATGTAGTCTAGTACTTCTTGTTGTTCTTTACCTGCTAGTACCATTTCTAATACATTGCTCAAAAAGTCTTGAATAACAATAGGAGTATCTGAACGTTTCAAGTCTAAGCCCATTGCTTTAATTTTACCTTCTTTGCCGTCTACGTCTGTACGCTTACCTTCAATATCATAGTAAAGAACTGCATATCTTTTCTTTGTAATGAATAGTCCTTTACTTGCAACAATCTCTCTTGCTGCCGCAATAACATCTGATCTGCTTTTAGGACAGTGAAAAGTCTCAGACATAAACTTAGGAAACGTGCTATTACATTCATCACCAATTTGATCATACAAAGCCATAACACTATCTTTATCCCAAGGAATATTACCTTTTGTAATTTCATCTTTTAGTGTGCTATATGCACTAAAGTACGAAGAATCTGTATCGCCATAAACAATTGCTTTACCTGTATGATTATATTCGCCTGTAATAATCTCATTAATCTTTGCTGACATGTGCTTAACAATACTACGACCTGTTAGTGTAGTTGATTGTCCAATACGGTTATCAAAGAATCTACAACCTGGATTTAGAATAGCACCATACAAACTGTTAAGTAGAATCTTTTTAACAAGTTGTCTTTTTGCCCAATACTCTTCTTCAATGCTATTACCTGCTTTTATTGCATCACGCATCTTGCCTTGCATTTCTTTACGTTCTTTATACCAACGCTTTAGTAGTCCTGGGATAACACCTTCTTTTTCATATGTAAAAATTGTACCATTAGCACTTAGCATCCAAGGTTGATTGCTTTCAAAGATTAAATCATATACCTGTGCCGCACTAATTGTATCGTGCTTATCATCACCTTCCCAGTCGATAGTAATTTGTCTACCTACTTCACGTGCCATAACAGAATCAAACTCAACAGATCCAAATTGTCCTTCCCAAGCATTTGCAAAACTTTTACCTTTTGCCATTTCAGCTTCGATACGTGCTTTTGTTCCGTCTTGCCTCAGTTGTCCAACAATTGTCTCAGGACCCATATTCAAAGCTCTAATAACAGATGGATACAGTGAATTCAAGTCAACACTACCAATCCATTCGTGAATACCTTTCTTAGGATATGCAACATAAGCACCTGCCGCAGGCTCACTGCCTGGTTCACGTCTTACTCTGTTAGGAACAATCATGCCACGTCTATGTGCTTCGTTAATAATACCTTGTTCTGTAACAGCAACAGCACCCATTGTAGTCTGGATAAGAACTGTGTTTTCATGTGCAATTGTGTTAGCAAGATCAATAAATTTAAGTTTTTTATCTAGTTTATCAAGCAGTGCAGTATCTTGAATGTTATATTCAATAAATGTTCTAAAGTCATTGTTGTATAGTGCATCAAGAGAACCTTCATAAACTGTTTTCTTTTCACCTACTTCTAGTTCACCAATAGCATCAAGTCTATATGTATGACGCTCTTCATAGTTGTATTTTCTATAAAGTTCTAGTGAATCAACATGCACCCTTCCAATCAAATCATATGTAATAGAAGTTTTACCAAACTTTTCATACTCACGCTTCTTAGGATACTGATTCCAAAGACACAATCTTTTTGTATCTTCTTTGCTTAAAGTTTTTGTAATTCTGTTAACAGTATAAGGAATATCAAAGCCTTCGCTGTTCCAACCACTTAGTACATCAGCATCTTGTATAAGATCTAAAAATGCATCAAGCATCTCGCTTTCTTTTTCAAACAGCATAACATTATCAATGCCTTCGATAGTTTTCTTTGCTTCTTCCATAGAAAGTGTCTTAGGAGGAATAGCAAGACATACCATTGTTTCCATCCATTGCAAATATACAGCAACAGACGTAATAGGCATAAACGCATCTTCTGGTGATGCATAACCACGCTCAGGATCAAAGTCAACCTCGATATCAAAGAACGCTACGTTTAGTTTAGGTGCGTCTTGATTGAGATAGTTGTCCTCAAGCATTCTATAAATTGGATTGATGTCGCTCTCATAAAGTTTTTTGTTGCTGTGTATAGCAAGTTCTTTACGAAGTTCTTTGATATTTTTACAAGTTACCCTTGACAGTGGTTTGTCATAGATGGATTTGTATTTCCCTCTTGGGTCCTCGTAATAAAAAATATGTCTTGGATTGTATTCTCGATAATGGCGTTTGCCTTTGTCATCACGTTCAACAACGTTAATGACATCTTGCCCTCGGTCATAGAAAGCGTCTACGTAACTCATGTTTTCTCCTGTATGTCATTTTTGGCTGACAAATACCTAAAGTGCAGTTTATGGCCTGCGTTAACCTTCTTCATTAATACTTATCTTTCTACTTACAGTGTGTATAGTAAACCGGCTACACCAACTAATGCTAACGTAAGGTTAGTTACAATCAGTGCAGGTTCGTTCCAAATACAACTTACAATTAACCAAATAAAACTACCAAGTACTAATACAATAGGCCCTGCAGGATAAAATCCTAAAGCATTAATGCCTGTGCCAAGTATTAGAATAACAGTGGCGGTCCATTTTAAAAATATATCTGATTTTAATATCATACATGTATTATACGATATTTTTAGATCAATGTCAAGTATTATATAAGATTTAGTGCAACAAGAAATCCAAAAACATTAATACATGCAAAATACCCTGTTAGTAGCATAACCCAAGCAGCACCACGTCTTATTGATGCGTAGCACTGTGTTACACTACCTACAAAGAAAAATGGATATATAATAACCATATTTGGATCTTGTGCGTTAAAAGCAAGTGTTAGACTTGCAATTACTGTAAAGATAAAACTAATTAGCTCAAAGCCAAATGCTGTTTTGTCAGACTTATAACTGTCTATCCAAAAGTATTTAATTTTATCCAATTACTCACCTCCGGAGTTGCCGGCAGGTAAATTGTTAGTGATACCAAGAATGCCTTCAATGTCTTCCCATTCTTCTTGGTGTTGAGCCCAATTGTCTTTGTGTGCAATTTTAATTGCTTTGTTAATAACAGATGGTTTGATTTGTAGTTCTTCTGCTACTGCTTTTACTGTGTCCTTAAGACCTTCATTTAGATCTTCTACTTCACGTAAAACGTTGGAACCTTCTTTAATCAATCTCTCTAGCTTGGCCTTTTCTTCTGGCCCGTATATTTTTGACATAAATTATCTCCTAGTTGAAGTACTATTATATAGTCATAAAAAAAGCCAGTCAAGTTAATAACTGGCTTTAGTTTAATTTTGGTTATTTCTTTTTACTTTTTATTAAGCTCGTAACAATCGCAGTGTTCACAATCTGGACCACATGTACATTTGCTTACTGGTTGTCCGCAACAAGCATCTGGACACATCTTCTCTTCACTTAGTCCTTTTTTTTTGACTCTGTAAGTTCGTCCTCAGCCATAACATCGTACATTTCAAAACGTCCGCCGTTACGCTCGTAAATCATACCTGCAAAAATTTCTGCTTTGTTTGACTCTTCTACCTTTGCTTTTGCAACTCTTTGAGCCCATGACCAAAGTGTTTCGTCAACTGGATCAATTTGCTGTTGTCCGCCACTTTCATTTACAAGTTTTAGCATCTCAATAAATGACATGTTTGAAGGATCTTTAATAACTTCAACTGATTCGTTTACAGATGATTTTTTGTTTTTAGCTGACTCTTTCATTTCTCCCATACATGCTTCGATCATTTCTTTTAATTTCTTCTGATCGCAGTTAGGATACTTTTTACAGATTTCAGACTTCTTCATGCCTTTACCACACATTAATAAAACTTGTTTTTTGCTTGGTAATTTTTCTGCTTTAATAATGTCTTCAGCTTCTTCAATTGACTCTTTCTTTTTGCCAAAATATTTCTTTTGCTTATCTGACATTTCTTTTTTGCCTGATTTCTTTTTGCCACCGTCTTTTTCTTTAGCGGCTTTTTTCATAGGCTCTTTCTTGTCACCGTCTTTATCTAAATCTAAGAAGTCTGGCTTACCTGCTTCTGCAACCATATCGTCAAACTTAGCTCTGAATGACTCTTCTTTCTTTTTAGATGCTTGGAACTCTTTAGATACTTTAACGTACTCATCACCTTTTAAACCTTCAACATCTTTGTTGTGAGTTTTCTTAAGCCATGCTGCAAATTCTGTATCTTTGTCTTTTTCGGATAGCTCTTCGTTTACAGTTTTTTCTACTTCAGATTCTTTAACTTCTTTGGACTTAGAATCTTTTTCAACTTTTGCATCTTCTTTGGCTTTTTTCTTTTTAGGTTTAGCAGCACCGTGTTCTTCTAGTGTAACAATTTCCATATGTGCTGCTGGAACTTTCTTTTCTACACCGTGTTTGAATTGTACATCGTACCATTCAACATTACCGTTGTCATCTGGAATAGCATGACTTTCATAAACTGGTTTACCTTTACCCCATAATGGGTGAACCACTAATGTTGCACAATCGTGATCCTTTGAATGACAAAGTTCTCTAACTTCCTCATCTGTGTAACTTTCAAATACAATTGGTTTATAATCTACATTTGCTGCTTTCGCAATACTTTCTAAAGTACCGTCAAATGTGTTATCATTTTTTGCTTCCTCTTTCGGAAGTTTATTTAATAAATCTCTAAAGTCCATGATGCTATCCTTTTAAGAGCTCCCACTCTGTTGTTAGTTTATCTCGAATACTTTCACAAGTCCCAGTGTCGTATTCACGTTCTCCTTTATTCATAGCATTGTCTGCTTGAATTTCGTACTCCATTCTTTCACGAACAGAGTCTAAGTAGTCATTGGATAAAGTAATATAACTACTAATCCAACCTTGTAATTCGTCACCCGGTTCAATCATTTTATATAGCGCAATGGCGTTCTTAGCAACGTTTGCTAGTTCCGCTTTGGCCATTGTGGCTTCATGATCAGGCTTCTTTTCCATACTAATATTTATCTCTTGATAGCATTGCCGCCACCAAAAATGTTGTTCTTCATGTCTAGTGCGTTAACTGCTGTGCCGTCTTTTTTCTTTTTTTGTACGGTTTTAGGCGGTTTAGGTGCGCTTGTACCGCTTTTTCCTGGTGAACCTGTATAACTTTTATTGCCAATTGAACCTTTGCCAATAGCAAGTTGTGGGCTTACAACAGTGGCAATATTGCCTGATGCTGTAGCACCTGCTGTAGCAGATTCCATTTTCTTCTTGTTTTGCTCAATGGCATTGAATAATTCGTTAAGTTTCATAATACTATTTACCCTTTTTACGACCTGATTTCATATTCGCACACCAGTGGTACATTCTACCTTTTTCACCACCTGCATTCTTTGCTTTCTTACGCAGACTTGTAACACTACCACTGCAACTTGCACCACTACGTTTTACACGTCCTGGTCTGCTCTTACCTTTCTTTTTGCCGTCTGCAAAATTTTCAACCACTGCATTTACAGTTAAAAACAATTTAGCAACATTAACATTAGTTTCGCCTAGCATTTGTAGTGCAGCGTATCTGTGATGTCCGTTAATAATTTTGTTATTGCAGTCTACTATAATAGGAGCATATGACCCTTCAGAAATTTTATCTACTTGCTTTTTAAAGTTTTCAAAAACAAATTCATTCTGAACAGGAACAATATCTCCGATCTCAATTGTTTCTAAAGTATGTCTAATATGTTCTAAGTGTTTAGTTTTGATTTGGGGTAAATCTTCTCTTTCGTAATTCTCTTCTTTTGTTGCTTCAATTTTTGCAACTTCAAGTCCAAGGTTGTTAAACAAATTCTTTAAGCCTGAAACACTTTTTAGTGCCTGTAGCATTAGTTGTTGTTCGTCTTCTGCACGTCTATCATAAAACTGTATAAACTTTTTAGCATTGTCTGGAGTAATATATACCATACCACCTGAACTTGCACCGCCTGTATCTTTATAACTTAATGGAAAAGGATTATTATCTTTCCTCATTGCTATGTTATTAATAACATCAATTTTAGGACGTTGCTGCTTTACAACAAGTTCTTGTACATTATCTTCTTTAGTTTTTTTCTTTTTGTTTTTAGGAAATAATTTTTTAACATTCATATACTCTCCGCCGACTGGAACGTCTGCGGTAGCATTTTGTTTTGTTACAATACCAACACCTGCTGCTTCTTCAGATGTTTTCTTTGTAGGCAATCCTTTGTGCTTTGTTTTAGCAAAGTCTTTTACATCAGACACTTTCATATCTTTAGCAACTTCTCCAGCCTCGCCACCTTTTTTCATGTCGCCCTTTTGCATAGCTCTTACTATACCAAAGAACTGCTGTTGCTTTTTGCTTACTGCTTTTTCAGATACAAATTCGTATGATCTCATATCGGTTTCTCGCCTGTTAACTTAGGTAATGAAAACCATAACTTAAACCATTCAGGGGTGCCTGGTTGTATGTCATGTTTCTTTTCCAAGTATTGCTTCTCAGTTCCTGTAATAGAAAGGTTAGGACCGTCGTATAGTTTCCAACCACCACGTTCGTAAATTCCTGCTAGTGTTTTTAATTCTTCTAGTGTCATTTTGTTTTAACGTTCTTTGCTTTACCGCGTCTATTAGGATTAGGATCTTCTCTGCGTTTTCTTGCTGCTGCTTTTGCTCTGCCTTTTTTACCTAGTGCGTATGCTTTACTTGCTGGCAAGCATTTAGGTTTACCTTCGCCTTTGCTTTTACCACCGCAACTTCCACGTACTTTACCTTTAGGTCCAAAGCGTACCCATTTCTGTTTGAACCATTTGCGTAAATCTTCTGTAACTACATCATCAAACATTAATTCGTTACAGTTAATACAAAAGTCTACATGCTCACGCTTTACACAGTTGGGTACACGTTTTCCGAACATGGTNNATGCCCTTCTTTTCGTAACCCTTCCAGCACTTTTCTGATAAGACTTCTTCTATACGCATTACTTTTTACTCTTGTTGCCCCAATTCTTAGCACCTTTCTTACGGCACTGTACCAATGCACCACTTGCGTATGCACTTGGCCAAACTTTATATCTTGATTTAACTTTGTGATAACAAGCATCTTGCTTTTCAGCAAGTCTTTCAAACTCATCTTCTGTAATCTCTTTACCAACAGATTCTTCTAATGATTCGTAACGAATTGATTCCTCTTCTTCGTGTCCTGGTTTATCCATGTCTGGGTTCTCAGGTGGATTCTTAACTTTGTCTAAGACATCCTTTTGTCCTTCTGCCCACTTCATTAATTTAAGAATTTTTTCTTGTGGTAGTTTACAACGCTTTACTAGTTCTTCAATATTTCTTGCACCACCTGGCGCACCGTAGCGTGTTAGTTCGTCACCTACTCTTGACAACACTAATGATAATGCATCGTCTTTAGTAGTGACAGCCTTGTCCATAAGGATTCTACCCATTCTGGATAGTTTACCACCTTCTGGATGATCGTATGCTGTTTCGTTATTCATTGTTTTCCCCTGTTTGATCATTAATGCCCATACCTTTTCTAACAGCAGCATATAAGTCATCTGCATGTTCTCCTGCACCGGTATGTTGTGCAAATTTGTCTATGTCTCCATTAGCGGCATCGCCTCTTGCCATTGTTCCACTAATACCTTCAACGCCATCGGCACCGTCTTCACGTTCTCCGCTGGATTTAAAATTCAATGTTTCAAACTTATAGTAACCGTGTCCTTTACCGTCAACACCGTTATAATCTTTTATAAGTTTTTGCATCATTTCTAATCTATCACTACCAGCAACAAACGTAATATGATTGTATCCTCTTTCATGAAGTGAACTACAAATTTTAGGTAGTGTGTTTAGTTCAGTATTCTCTACAACGTTGTTTGCAAACTCAGGATGTATTTTTCTAATAAAGTCTACTTTGGTTGAGTAATCTAAAGGATTCTTTTTTGCATCTTGTGTTTGGCTGGTATATATTTCCATTTCACCACCAACCTTTTTCATTGCTTTAAAGACTTGCTTGTGTCCTAATGTAGGGGGATTGAATCGACCAAAGCAAAAAGTAATATGCTTATCACCATCGTCTTCTGTTAAGAATATTTCATTAATTCTCATAGTCGCCGTTCTCTAAATGCATTTCTTGTTCTTTAGCAATTTGTCTTGCCAATGAGATCATATTTTCTCTAGAAAACTTTTCTTCCGGCTTATCAATATTAAATTTGTTGCAATACATATCACAACATCTTTCTACAGGTTTAATATATAATTTATAAGCATTTGGATGTCCTCTGTATTTCTCATGTTTTTTAATTGCTGGAAACAACACATTAGACATTACTTCGTTGTCGTTATCGATAAAGACTTTTAAGTCGTCATGCCAATTAATATCATCTTCTTTATCATTGGGAGACCCGATAGGAGAGAAAAGTTCTTTTAGTAGCATATTACCATTTCCTACATGACCAATAACGTGCTTTAGTTCTTGGTCCTGGATTATCACAGTTGTGTCTAGCTCTAAACGATTTTCTACGCTTAGGATTAGACTTTTTAATTTTCATGTTAGGATCACCGAAGTTAACTTTTTTAACATTCTTAGTTTTAGGATCTCTTACATATACTTTGAATTTCTTAACATCACCTCTAGTTGGCTTGCCAAGACTTACTTTACGTCCTCTGTATTCTGCTTCGTCAACGGGAAGATCTTCATGCCATGGCAAATAACCATAGTATTCAAAGAATTCATCACCCTCAAACGTTTGTTCTTCGAGATCACTTACTTCTGTTACAGCATCGATTGATTCTAGTTTGTTCAATAGATCACGCATAGTATACCTCTCTTTACAAGATTATACTGTATTTAGCGTTATTAACCAAACTTAGTAGTTATAAAGGACCTGGACTATTTGCCCATCTTGAACGTTATGACCTGCTCTAAGCCATATAAACTTGCCTGTAAACGTCTGTGTACCTATGTAATCTTCTATTCCTTGGCCATAATAAGTGCTATCACCGCCCCATTCTATTACATCTACCCAGTCGTTTTCACCTGGCTCTTCTGCTAGTGTACCTTGTACTTTAATAGTACCTTGAAAGGCATTGACATAGTACGCAACTGTATGCACACCGTCATTGTTTTTATGGTATCCTGCACCTTTCTTTTTATCACCATATGTATATGCTGAATCAGATACAATAGAAGTTACAGGACCTAATAGTTGTCTACTCTCGCTCATATTACTATTTACCTGTTTTTACATATTTGCGTACAGTACCTATAAGGTCGTTACAGCGCAATCTAAGCATTAGTAGCGTACTATCGTTATCAACGTATATCCAACGTCTAGTGTTGAATACATCACGTTTAAGAAGCCAGTTATAGGTAGCATCAGTAAATGCAATAGCAGGGTTTCGTGAACGACACCAGTCTGCTAAACTTTCAAGTTCATTAAATGTTAGTGATTTAGGACTTTTGAGATCTACCTGATAGTTGTACATGCCATGTGGTAATTCTTTTACAAATATTTCTTGATCGCTATAAAGCAAAGTATCTTTCATACCTGGAGCAGGCTCGTGCCTGTTTCTAGTTATATTTGCAAACTCATGACAAAGTGTTTCGTAGAGTATTTTGTTGTTTGTATACACATCTAGTATGTCAGTTTCAATTCGAATGGTTACTTCATTTTTTGGTACTGTATTGATAATACCTAAAAAAGATATCCATGTTTTTCCATGTTCTACTATCGATTGAGCATTCTTTGTTCGCCAGGTACTGGTACTAAACATAGACTCATCTGACTGTGGAGGTGGTCGTAAACCGGTCGCAAAGTCCAAGATCTCTTGATGACTTAGTGTACGTAAACTATATGCACCAGGTAATCTTAAACTAATTTTGTAGATATACTTGTTATAGAACTTCTTTTTAGTTTTCTTTGCGGTCTTAAGCATCTTTACCAGCCTTAGCGGCTAGCTTCTGTGCCTTCTTCTCTTCTTTAGTCAAAGGCTTAGGCATAGGTGTAACTGTAAATACAGGTTCGTTATCTTTGATTGATACAACAACTTTACCACCATCTACTAAATCACCAAACAAGACTCTTCTACTTAACGGAGTTTTAATTGTTTTATCAATTAATCTACCTAAAGGTCTTGCACCCATCTTAGGATTATAACCTTTCTTAGATAACCAGTTAACTGTATCTTCGTCAAGTGTAATTGCAATATGCTTTTCTTTTAGTTGTGAATTAAGTTCTTTCATAAACTTAGCAACAATGCTTTTAACAACGTCAGTAGATAATTTAGCAAACTTAACTGTACCATCTAATCTGTTTCTAAACTCTGGAGCAAAAAACTTTTTAACTGCTTTATCGTCTTCTGAATCTTTTTCATTATCAGCAAAGCCAATTAATTTTGATTCGTTATCAGCAGCACCTAAGTTACTTGTCATAATAAGAATAGTGTTACGTCCATCTGCACGTTTACCGTTTGATCCTGTAACAAAACCGTTGTCCATGAACTGTAGCAAAATGTTTGAAACATCTTTGTGTGCTTTTTCTATTTCATCTAATAGCAATACAGCGTTAGGTGTTTCTTGCAATTTATTAATAAGTTGCCCAGCGTCATCATCAAAACCTACATAACCTGGAGGAGCACCGATCAATCTTGCAACACTGTGCTTTTCTTGATACTCTGACATATCAAATCTAATAAGTGTCATACCCATTTTATCAGCAAGTTGTTTTGCTGTTTCAGTTTTACCTGTACCTGTTGGACCTAAGAATAAGAAACTTCCGATAGGTTTATCAGGATCTTTCATTCCACTCTGTGCAACAAATATTTTATCAAGAATTGATTCGACTGCTTTATCTTGACCAAATACTGCCTTCTTCATTTCAACATCGAGTCCAGCAAGATTATTGCTTTCTTTTTGTGAAATAGTTTCAATAGGCATACTAACCATTTTAGCAAGTTCGTATGTTACTTGTTCGATATCAACAATTTGTGGAACTGTTTCTACATCTTCAGTTTCAGTTAACTTATATCTTGCAGAAGCACAGTCAATAATATCAATTGCTTTATCAGGTAATTTCTTATCAGCCATATACTTAACGGATAAGTTTACTGCTTGTTGAATTGCTTCATTTGTAATCTTAACATTATGATGCTGTTCGTAATACTTACGTAAGCCTTTAATAATTTTTACTGTAAGATCTGCTGTTGGCTCATCAATAGTTACACGCTGGAACCTACGCATTAATGCTCTATCTTTTTCAAAGTACTTTCTATACTCTTCCCAAGTAGTAGAAGCAATAACTTTCATGTTTCCTTTAGTAAGTGCTGGCTTTAACATATTAGCCAAGTCGTTTGAACCTTGACTTGCTGACCCTGCACCACTCATCATATGAGCTTCATCAATGAATAGGATAATTTTACCTTTACGCTCTAGTGCCATTAGTACTGCTTTAATACGTTCCTCAAAGTCGCCTCTATACTTACTTCCTGCAACTAAAGAACTAATATCTAAACTAAACACTAAATGATCTTGTATAAACTTAGGCACTTTCTTTTCATGTATTTTACGTGCAAGACCTTCAGCAATAGCAGTTTTACCAACACCAGGATCACCTACCATTAGTACATTTGCTTTATTACGTCTTGCTAATACTAATTCAATCTTTTCAATTTCGTCATCACGTCCAATTACAGGATCAATAACTCTTTGTTTTGCTTTCATAGATAGGTTAGTACAGAATTGATTAATAATTCTATCTAACTGATCTGGGCTTAAATGAATCTCTTCACCATCACCACCTTCATACATCTCTTCACCAACATGATGAGCTTGAAAGTGTTCTACAAATTTAACTTTATCAATACCGCCTTTTGCTAAGAAGTAAAATGCAAAAGAGTTTTTCTCACTCATTACACTAATAATAACATCAGCGATTTCAATTTGATTACGACCGCTAAACAATACTTGTGTAAAACATCTGTTCAACACACGCTCTACAGATGCTGTTTTCTTAGGAGTAATATTTTTATCCTTAGCAACAATATCACCTAAGTTATTTTTTAGATAATGTTCCAAGTTCTTTTTAATAAAATCAACATCCGCACCAAATTCTTTAAGACCGGCAGCAGTATCTGGGTCAGCAAAAATTGAGTACACCAAATGTTCAATAGTAATATGTGTGTGCGTATGACTCTGCGCAACTACTACTGAAGCATCAAAAATCTTTTGTAATTGTTTACTAGGTTCGATCATTTAATTTTTGTCTCTTTTTTAATTTCTTCATAGCTAATTGTAACTTCAACCGACTCACTTTGTCAACAAAACAGATTCCATTTAGGTGATCTAATTCATGTTGAAAGCATTTAGCAAGGTATCCTTCTATCTTTGCTTCTTTTGTTTCGCCTTTTGAAGTTTGATATTGCGCTATAATCATTTTTGGTCTTTGCAAGTGTAACCATAAACCTGGAAAACTTAAACAGCCTTCTTTGTCTAATACTTGTTCTTCACTTGCCTCTATGATAACAGGATTAAAAACACAGAACGGTTCTGGAAAACCTGGTACAGTTTTTGCTCCTATCGCAAACACTCTCTTCTTAATATTTAACTGGTTTGCTGCAAGGCCAATGCCGTTGTGATTTAGCATAAAATTACACATATCAAATTCTAGTTTTTCAGGATCTAGTTCTTCTTTTTCAAAATCCCATACTTCACTAGTTTCATTTAGTGCTTGGTGTAAACCTAATTTATAATCTAAATCTAATTTATAGTCCATGCTTTATTTCCATAATCTTTTTACGTTGTTCGTCAGTATAATCTTTGGGCATTAGTGCTTTGATTCGTACTAACAAGTTTCCTTTCCTTTTTGTTCTTATGTTTGGTAGCCCTTCTCCGTTACAACTTAGTGTGGTATCGGGTTGAGTGCCTGATGGTATGTTTAGTTTAATTTGTTTGCCTGATAAAGTTGTAACAACTGCATGTGTGCCTAACATTAAATCCCATATAAGGATTTTTTCTTCACATAGTATATTATCCCCGAAGCGTTGGAACTTGGGGTGATTGCGAACGCGAATATGCACCATTAAGTCACCCGGAGGAATGTTTTGGATAGAATTATCTCCCATTCCTCTATATCTAACTGTTTGTCCTTCTTCAACACCTGCTGGAATATCTATATCAATAAGTTTAGTTTTGCCTGTTGGTAATTGCACTTCCATTGCAATTTGTTTACCATTATACACATCTTCTAACCTTACGTCAAGTGAAATATCTATTTGTCTGTTTTGTGGCCTACGTTGTCCCATGTTGAATCCAAAGTTCGCAAATAAATCCTCAAAGCCGCCCATGCCTTGGAAGCCACCTGGGCCAAAGCCTTGTGCAAATTCTGGTTGAGGATTATCGTACTGTTGTCTTTTTTG